GCATGAAAGCGATTTAACAGGTCATATATTAGGGAATGAGTTTAATGCTTGGGATCATTTATGTTTACCTGCAAGATATGAAAAGAAACACCCCACACCCACTAGATCATCGCTTGGCTTTATTGATCCAAGAAAAAAAGAGGGAGAGTTGCTGTGGGAAAAGAGGGTTGACGAAACTACTCTTAACAGTTTGGAAAAAAGTTTGGGTACATACGCAAGTGCAGGTCAGTTGCAACAAAGACCTATGCCCAAAGGTGGTGGAATATTAAAGGCAGAATGGTGGGTGAAGTGGGAGAAAGAAACACTTCCTGATATTGAATACATCGTACAAAGCTATGATACAGCATTCAGCACAAAAGAAACCAGTAGTTATAGTGCAAGAACAACTTGGGGAATATTCAGAGAAAATGGTCAAGTGAATGCGATAGTTATAGAAATGTGGTATGACAGGGTTTCATACCCAGAATTAAGAAAACTTGCACAAGAAGCATATGATGATTGGCAACCAGATGCAGTTTTAATAGAAAAGAAAGCAAGTGGTCAAAGTTTATTGCAAGATTTAAGAATGGCAGGAGTGCCGGTTTTGGCATATAATCCAGATAGAGACAAGATTGCAAGAGCCCATGCAAGTAGTGCATTACTGGAAGATGGTAGAATTTACTATCCAAAAGGCAAAAAATGGGCTAAAAATTTAATAGATATATGTTCGGTCTTTCCAGCTGGGGATAATGATGATATAGTGGACACGTGTACACAAGCATGGTTAAGATTAAGAAAAGGTTGGTTTATTACTCATTCAACAGATTATGATGAAGATGAACAACAAGAAGGTAAAAGGATAACATTCTATGGCTAGACAACCTAAAGTAATTCCATTCGCTGATTCAATGCCTTCAGACAACTTTCAAGTAGAGATGATTAATGAAAATGAAGTGTTGGTTGGTGATCCTGCACTTGACGATATCCCAGAAAACGACAGTACTTTTGATGATAACTTAGCAGATCAAATTGATGAAAATGAGCTAAATAGTAAAGCAAGTTCACTTATTTCAAGCTACGAAGCAGATAAAGAAGCTAGGTCAGAATGGGAATATAGATACAAACAAGGTTTAGAAACTCTTGATCCTAATGGTGGGCAAGATGAAGAAGAAAACCAAAGGGCAACTAGAGGTCTTAGCACAGTAGTACACCCTATGATTGCTGAAGCTGCAACACAGTTTAATGCAAGAGCAATAGCCGAACTGTACCCTTCAGGTGGACCAGTAAAGACTGTTATAATTGGTGAGCCGAATGTTGAAATAGAAGAACAAGCCAAAAGAGTCAAAGACTTTATGAATTATCAAATTACTCAACAAATGCCTGAGTATTTCCCTGATTTAGATCAAATGTTGTTTCAATTGCCACTTATTGGACATACATTTAAAAAGGTGTGGTGGGATGCAAGTTTAGACAGGCAGTGTTCACAATTTGTTAAAGCAGAAGATTTTGTTGTTTCTCCAGAAAGTAAAGATTTATACACAGCTGCAAGATACACTCATGTTATAAGAATGCCAAAAAATGAGTTTAACAAATATGTAGAAGCTGGACATTATTTACCAAGCAAATACTCATCTGAAGATATTGATCCATCGGGAGATATAGGTAGTGAAATAGAAGGTGTTGACCCTTATGGTGATTCATCAGATCAAGTTATGACATTACTTGAAGTTCATTCGTATGAAATGTTTGATGGCATGGATGGTGTTGAAGATAATACAGACGAAGATGCAGTAGCTTTACCTTATGTGACTACAATAGATTATGATTCAGAAAAAATTGTATCTATACGTAGAAACTGGGAAGAAGAAGATGAAAAGAAAAAACGCAGAGATTGGTTTGTAAGCTATAAGTTTTTACCAAGCACAGGTTTCTATGGATTTGGTCTTTACCATATGATAGGTGGCTTGGGTAAAGCAGCAACAGGGTCATTAAGAGCATTATTAGATTCAGCAGCATTTGCAAATATGCAAGGTGGATTTAAATTAAAAGGCAGAGTAACCGGTGGTGAAATGCAAATAAATCCCGGAGAGTTTGCTGACCTAGATGCTACAGTTGACGATGTAAACAAAGCTATAATGCCTTTACCATTTAAAGAACCTAGTGGCACATTGTTTCAACTTATGAACTCAATAACAGATGCTGGTAGAAGATTTGCAAGTACAGCTGATTTAAATGTCGGAGATGTAAATCCAAATGCACCAGTCGGCTCTACAGTCGCACTTATTGAGCAAGGCAGTAAAGCATTTTCAGCTATACATAAAAGATTGCATTATTCACAGGGACAAGAGTTTAAACTATTAGCTAAATTAAATGCTATTTATTTACCGGACAAAATAGATTTTGCAAGAGCCGGTGCTAGTTCAATAATATATGCTAAAGACTTTGACGACAGGATAGATATAATTCCTGTAAGTGATCCTAATATATTCAGTACAGCACAAAGGATTGCACAAGGTCAGGCAATTTTGCAGATGGCATCAGCTAATCCTCAGTTATATGATATGTACGAAGCTAACAAAAGAATGCTTGAAGCTGTAAGAATAAACAATATTGATGAAATACTTAAAAAACCAGATGAAGCAGTTATGCTTGATCCTATTGATGAAAATATGTCTGTAATGTATGGGAAACCTATAAGAGCATTCCCAGAGCAAGACCATGAAAGTCATATAGCAGTTCATATGCAGTTTTTACAAGACCCATCATTGGGTGGTAATCAAGGTGCTCAAGGTTTAGCACCAATATTAATAGCACATATAGCAGAGCATATTGCTTTATTATATCGTCAAAGAATGCAATCAAGCATTAATATGAATTTACCAGACATACCAAACCTTAGAGACCCTAAGTTTAAATTTGACGATATAGACCCACAGCTTGACATGATTATAAGTCAAAGAGCAGCACAAGTAGTAGCACAAGCACCTCAAATGGAAGCAATTAAGCCATTAATGGCTATGCAAGGTCAGCAACAACAAAACCCATTAGAATATGCAGCACAATTAGCACAGCTTGAAGCACAGGCACTTAAAGCAAGAACAGATGCACAAATACAATCTGATATGGCTAAGGCAAAACAAAAGATGGATATAACTCAAGCTGAAGCTAAGCAAGACCTTGATATTGAACAGGCTAAATTACAAGCTGATTTACAAGCGAAAGTTCAGAAGCTAGAATTAGAGTTACAAATGGAAAGAGAAAAAAATAATTTAAAAGTTCAACAGGAGATCATTAAAAATGGCTGAAGAAATGAAGCAAGGCGAAATGCTGAATATGAATGATGAAGTTCCGATGATGGATGCTGAAGAAAGAGAAATATACAGATCATTGATGGAAAGAGGTATACCAGAGGATATGATCATTGAAATAATGGCTACTGCGAAAGCAGAACAATTACAGGGTGCAGTTGAAGGTGCAGCCACTGCATCTATGACAGGTGCAGCAATTAACCCTACTATGTTTGGTGGATTGCCTAAAGGCTCCTCCCCAGCTGGTAATCCATCAATGACAAGTCCAGCAACCGGTAATCCTACCACAATGAATCAAGACGAAATGATGATGTATCTTCAAAACAAAGCACAAGAGATCAGAAGTAGGACTGGTGGTAATATGGGAGCATTAAGTGGTGTACCATCTGGTAATCAAACACCAATGGCAATGCCTACACCAAGACCAGAAGATTTAATGCAAAGACAAATGCCTATAGGAAGAGACAGAACATTTAATCCTATGGATCAATTAACTCCAACCAATACACCTAATACTTAGAGGTAAATATGGAACCTAATCAAAATTTTGGTGCTTTAGGTGGGTTATCACAAGATGATAGAAATACCTTAAATGCTGAAGTCATGGGACTTAATACTAATCAAACCTTTGGATTAGGTGACATAGGCAAAATGTCCTTGGGTCAAGTTGCTAATCAAGTTGCACCAGCTTTAGGTACTGCTGTTAGCTTTGCAGCATTAGGAAAAGGATTAACTAACATAAATCCAGATATGATTGCATCAAAAGCTATGGGCAAAGATTATGGCTTTATGGGTGGGGTAAAATCTATCACAGGTTTTGGAAGACCATCACAGAATTTAGCTAATATGATGGACACAGATAAAAGTGGAAGTGTTAGTCAATCTGAGGTTGATAGTGCATATGGCATAGGTATGACAGGAAGTGGTTATGGTGCAGGTGTAGATAGAAGCAATCCATCTTCATTATCAGGAATAGATGTTACCACAGGTAGAGATGTTGGCCAGTTTGGTTTTAGTACAAATCCTTTTTCATATACAGATAGAGATGCAGCAAATATATCACAAGGCACACAAACAGGAATAGGTAGAGGTGTTGATACTGTGGGGTTAGGTGGTGCAACCGGTGCTGGGTATTCAGGAAGTACAGGAAATGCTTTTGGATTTGGGAAAACAGAAGGTGTAGATACAACTGATGCAAATAGTACAGGTTCAACTGGGGTTGGGGTAAGTAATACAGATGCAGCAGGTAATACTGCAACAACAGGTGGGATAAGTTTTTCTGATGATGCACAAAGTTCAGGGACAGGTGATGATGGAGGTACATATATTTGTACTGCTCTTTATAAAATGGGTGACATGAAAAAATCTATTTACAAATATGATCAGATATATGGCAAAAGAGTAGATGAAGCTACTTATCGTGGATATGTATTATGGGGTAAGCCATTAGCAAAACAAATCATTAAAAAAGGTATAGTTTATAAAATTGTAAAACCAATGGCACTAGCTTGGGCATATCAAATGGCATATGATCTTTCAAAAGGCAAACATGGTGAAAACAATAAAGCAATTAAAATAACTAAAACGATTGGCGAAGGGATTTGCTATGCTCTTGGTCAAATATTTAAAAGGAGACAATTATGGCTGAAATCACAGTAGGAAATATGCAGGACAATGCAGCATTGTTCATGGAAAAGATGGGTTTTGCACATGACTCTGAAGGATTAGAGATGACTGACGAGCAAGTTGTCAACTTCCTTTTACTATGCCATCAAGAAATGATTATGCCTGAAGAAGAAATGGAAGAAGAACACATGGATGGCGATGTAAAAGTCAAAGTGATGAAAGTGGATAGTGGTGATATGAGAAGTGTTATGGACGATATACTCGGTCATGGTGCTCCTAAAGTGAGTATGTAGTTATGATGAATACAGCAGAAAGCATAGGTGCTTTATCAAATATACCTAAAGATGTTCCTCCTCAAGCTATGCCTATGGGAGGTGTGGAACAAGCATCTGCATCATATATTAGTTTACCAGAATTTATAAGTGGTGTTTTACCAGATGACTTTCCTTTAGATCCTGAAAATCTTGAAAAAGCTATAAGAACATTAGTTCCTGATAAAGGGCAACAAGGTATATTAATGTTTGAACTTGATGAAATGACAAAAAATATTACAGAGGGAATGTAATGCCTTACAGTAAATATTCACCTAAACAAAAGAAACTTGCAGCACTAGCTGGTAATAAGAAAAAGATTACCGGTGCTGACCTTAAGAAACTTGGTAAACTTAAAAATAAAAAAAGAAAAGCATAATGTCTTTATATGCAAATATCCATGCTAAACGAAAAAGAATAAAAGCTGGTAGCAAAGAAAAGATGCGAAAAAAAGGTACAAAAGGAGCACCTACAGACACAGCATTTAAAAGGATAAGGAAAAATGCAAAAAAAAAGAAAGTTTAAAAAAGTTCCTAAGACCAAAAAAGGCACACCAAAAGTTTATTTAAAAGGTGCTAAGAACCCCAAAGCAAGGGAAAAAGAAATAAGAAGAACAGCTAAACTGTATAAAGAGGGTAAACTCACACCAGCTATGATGGACAAAATAAGTAAACAAAGGAGTAAATCCTAATGGCAGAAACTAAAAAAAAGGGTGGCAAGTATTCAGGTATAAAAGGTGCAGGTAGGTTTTCAAAGGCTAAACTAGACCAAGTTTATAAAAGAGGGTTGGGTGCTTATTACTCATCAGGAAGTAGACCAAAAGTATCAGCACAACAATGGGCTATGGGTAGGGTTAAGTCATTTGTATCAGGTAAAGGTGGAGCAAGAAAAGCTGATGCAGACTTGTTAAAAGGCAAAAAGAAAACAAAAAAAGCATAGGAGTGCAAAATGGCAAAAGGTGTAAAACATTATTTTAAGAATGGCAAAGAACATAAAGGTGCGACACATAAAGATGCTAAAGGCAGAGTTATGTCTGGTAAAACACACACAGCATCAAGTAAGTTTTTAGTGCATAAAAAAGATTTATCAGCAACAGCTAAGAAAGTGGCTAATGCTTAATGGCAACATTTAAAGGCAAAAAGGTAACACTTAACAAACCAAGATATATTGCTAAAGGTGAAACAAGCCATGGCAAAAAGAAGTCTGTCGTTTATGTTATGGATGGTGAAAGAGTGAAACGAGTAACATTTGGTGATCCAAATATGAAAATTAAGAAATCATCACCGGCAAGACGAAAAAGTTTTAGAGCAAGGCATAATTGTGATCAGGCAAAAGATAAGACAACAGCGAAATATTGGTCGTGTAAGGCATGGTAAATGGCAAAAACTAAAATTAAAAAAGTGGCAAATGCTGAAATAAGAGCAGCAAAAACATTTCTTAACAAAAAAGGACTCACAACAGAAGATATAAGTCCTAAGAAATTTGCAACTGCAGCCAAAAAATTAGACAAAGGTTTCAACGAAACATTGCAAATACTAGCTAGAGAGCTATCTGCAGGACAAGTATAATGGCAGACCTAAGAAGTAAAACACAAGATTTATTGCAAGGTGGTTTTTCTAAACTTGGTATGTCAAATGTTAATGCACTTAAGTATGCCAAAGATTTCGCAGGTAGACCGGATGCAGATACAATACTTGGCAGTATGGGTGTGCTAGATTTCACACCAGCTGGTTTAGTGTTTGGTGCTCAAGATGCTTATAGAGATTTTAAGAAAGCAGAAACACCGGCAGAATATGGTATGGCTAGTGGTATGATGGCATTAAGTGCAGCAGAAGCATTCCCTGCAACAAAAGGTTTAGCTAAATATGTTAAGAAAGCAATGCAACCTAAAGCTGGTGCATTACCTGAAGAAGTTGATTTATCAAAAAGACAGACTGTTAAAGCATTAGGTGCATTACCGGTTGCAGCAATGGTTGCTGATCCGGTAGTGGGTGCATTATCTAACTTAGGTACAAAAGCACCTGTGGCAAAAACAGTTAAGGTGGCATCTAAAACAGTTAATCCTAGTTTATTAAACACTTTCCGAGATAGTTTTAAAATGTTTAATGACGATATAAAAGGTGACTATGATCCTTCACTAGGAGATGTTTTTGCACCAGATATGAACACAGATGACATAATGAATAATTTAGAGGAGTTTCTAGATGTTTCAAATGTTCGTAGTTTGAAGGAAGAAGAAATTTATGAAATACTTAGAAAAAATGGCATTAAAAATCCAGAAAAGGTTTCAATAGAAGATTTAAGAGCTAACCCTAAAATATCAGAGGAGTTTGCTAAAAGAGAAACATTCCAGAGTATTAACAGAGCTATTGATCAAGATGTTTTACCAGAGTTTACCAAAGATTTAGATGAAACCGATCTATCTAAATATATAGAATTGGAAAGCCAAATGAAAGTTAAAAAAACAGAACTTCTTGAGCAGTTTCAAAAACAAGAAATAAATATAGGTGATGTTAACAATAAACTTTTTGAAGAGTTTGAAAAACTTTCAGGTTTATAAATTAGTGAGGACACCTATTAATATACCGGTCATAACTGGCTCAGTCGTATAAAAGTCTTTGCTCGTTACATTACAACTAGACAATGTTAACAATAATATAATTATTAAATATTTCATTTTATCCTATGGGTAATAAACTACCCACTCCTCATCTTTCATAGCTTTTTCTAAATACAATAATGCTTTCATAGTTTTTTTATCTACATTACCTAGTCTATTCTGCTGATGAATAAACTCCTGTGCCTGTTGCATCGCTTCATATAAATGATAGTTACTTATTTGGTTGTCATCACCGGCAAAAGGGAATAAAAATTTATTCTTTCCCATAATGTTCTCCATCATCGTTACGAACAACAAATTTACTACGATCACCTTTGACATATCTAGCATAACACAATAATGACCAGACCATAGCATCGTATGGATTACGATTGGTCTTACAAAAATTAAAAGCTGGGTTAGCACCCTCATAATCTGCTTTTATATTTACATTTTTTGAAAGCACAAAAGTTTCATAATCCTGACCTTTTCTGCCATTGAAAGCAATATGATCACCACCGGTAGTTTCATCTTGCATAATGTGGTCAGCACCTTGTAAGAAACCACCACCATGAACAGTATTAAGACCATGATAAAATATCTTAATCTTCATCCATTCGTCTTCAGTAAAATCCTCGTGCTGATACCAATAATTAGTATATCCCATTATTCAATCTCCTGTATTTTAAGGGTTAATCTTCTCTGTGCATGATGCAGTATTAAATTTAAGGTAAGTGGGTCTTGCCTAGATTTCTTTTGAGCTAACTCTATTTCTTTAAACTGCTCTAAATACCAAGGCAAAACCATATAGTTTCTAGCGATTGCTACATTTTGTTTTAATAAAAAAGTATTTTTATAATGAATGTCCATTTTAACTCCTGTAAAAATATGGGGGAAATAAATTCCCCCAGTAATTAAAAGTTATAATCATAAAATTTAGTTGGTTTATTAGATAAAGAGTATCTATTACGATACTTATCTTTCCAGCCAAAAACAGGAGCAAAATCTTTTATTGATGGATCGTATCTATTACCAGATTTAACTAACCTAATTCTTATGGTTGGATTAGCTTCATTAGAAGTTATATCCCATTTTTGCTCATCTTGGTTTTTAACATGATGCGAAAAACCACCTTGAACGATGTCTTTTTTCCATTTTACTGGAACTGAATCCATAGCTCTGATTTCTATACATTTTTCTGAAACAACCCTAACTACCTCGTAGGGATTAATGTCTGAGTAACCAAGATGATCTGCATATTTTTCTGTTATTGTATTCAATTTAGTCTCCATTTTTTGTTGTTCGTTATTCATGCACTTAGTATTACCTAAATAAATACATAAGTAAACCCTTAAAAAGCGTTTTTAAACCTTTTTTTGATGTTTTTTTGTACTTGTGCTAAGATTGTTTATTCTATAAGGTGTTTAAAGGAGATCAATTTGAATAGAACACAATTTTCATCATTAATATCTAAAGGAGGTAGAAAAATGAAATATGGTAAATCAAAGATGGTTAAACCAAAAATTAGAAAAATCAAAGGCAAAAAGAAAATGGTTAAGAAATATGGAAAATAAAGATGTCCAAGTTTTTGTGACCGGTGTTTCTATGTCTGGGGAGGCATCTATAAATGAACACAATGGAACTACTCAAGAAAATAAAGAAAAACTTGAGGGAGAAGAAGTCGGCAATAGCCGAAAAGATGATTGAGGGTAGAGAAACAGACTTTCAATCCTATCAAAAAGACGTTGGTATAGCACAAGGTTTAGAAGATGCCTGTGCTATGATTGACGAAACTCTAAATAAATTAGACGAAGGAGATGATTAAGACATGACTCATCCACATGAAATAGCTAAAATCTATACTGACGAAGAATCAAAAGGCACAGTCGCACAACACCAATTACCTATTCCTATGGGTTGGAAAATACTAATACAACCAAATCAAATTAAACAACAAACTAAGGGTGGCATATTGTTACCTACTAAAGCACAAGAAAATGAAGCATATTTAACTGCTCATGGTCAAGTGGCTGCAGTCGGTGAGTTGGCTTATAGAGATAGAAATACTGGTGAAAGATGGAAACTAAGTGCCACACCCAAAGTTGGTGATCGTATTACTTACGGAAAATATGCCGGTCAAAAACTGGTAATCAATGGTGTAAGGTTTCTTTTATTAAATGATGACGAGATAACATCTATCTTGCCTGAAGGTGTAGAAGTAACTGCATACCTATAACTGCGAATAACTTGGAGAACGCAACCATGGAAGAAAAAAATCCAGTATTGGAAGAAATAGAAAAAGAAATTGAGGTTACAAAATCAAAAGGTAATCAAGACTTTGAAATAGAAATAGCTGATGAACCTGACCAACAAGAAGAAAAAAAAGAGGTTGGATCTAAAACTGAAGATAAAACAGTAGACCACGACTTGAGTAAAAGAGTGCAGTCAAGAATAAATAAAGTAGTTGCACAAAAAAAATTAGCTGAAGATAAAGCATTAAAACAAGAGCAAGAAAATGCAGAGCTAAGAGCAAGATTAGTAAAACTTGAACAAGGCTCACAAAAACAAAATGATAATGCTTTTAAAACTAGATATGACCAAACAAAACAAGCATTACATACAGCTGTTGAAGAAGGTGACACCAAAGCTCAAGTAGAATTTACAGAGCAACTAGCTGATATGAGGGCATATGCTAGACAGCAAGAACTTCAAAGGCAAAATCAAGCACAAATACAACAGCAAAGACCTGTTGCACAACCGGCACAACGACAAGCACCACAACCAGTACCCCAAAAAGCAAATGAATGGTGGGCAAAAAACGACTGGTTCAATAAGGAAGGATATGAGAGGGAAAGCACTGCAGCAAGAGCTATTGACGTTCAGCTTGACCTTGAGGGTCACGACAAAAATGGTGACGAATATTATAATATTTTAACAAGTCGTTTACAAAAGATGTTCCCTGAGTTAATATCAAGTGATTATGTTACAGAAAGTAAGCCAAGAGCAAAAAGTAGTATCGTTGCACCCTCTACAGGTGGCTCGGTTTACAAGGGTAACAGGGTTCGTATGACAGCAGATGAATTACGAATGGCTAGAGAACTTGGAATTAATGATGAAGCGAGTCTTAAAAAGTATGCAGCTGAAATTCAGAAAAGTAAAAGGGGATAGCCATGACTGAAAGAAATGTAAGAGCAAATGAATCCAGAGATAATGTTCGTGATGTTGAATCAAGACCTCAAACAACATGGACACCACCAGCTTTGTTGGATGCACCTGAGCCTAGATCAGGAATGGTTCAACGATGGGTAGCTACGTCAATACAGGGAAAGGACACACCTGACAACGTATACAAACGTATGCGAGAAGGATGGGAAGCTAGACCTGCTAGTACTGTGAAAAATCAGTTGTTTCCGACTATTAATCACGGACAATGGGAAGGATGTGTTGGGATTGAGGGTATGTTACTTTGTGAAATGCCAGAAGAAAAGCATAAAGCAATGAAATCATATCACCATAACAAAAGTTTAGAGCAAAATGAATCTCTAGCTGGAGACCTTAATGCACTGGAACAAAAGACTGGACAAAGAATCTATCAAGAGAGGAAAAGTTCAGTAAGTGGTGGCAGGAAAGTTTCTGTCATGGATGATTAATAACTTTTTTAGAAGAAGGAAATAAAAAATGGCAAATGTTGATGCTGCTTTTGGGTTAACACCTATCCGTCATCTAAGTGGTAATGGTTATTCACGTGCAAACAAATATACTATTACTTCAGGATTAGCTGAGAACATCTTCACAGGAGATGCAGTTATACTTACATCAGGTGGGGTTATAACTCCTCATACTGCTACTGAAGTAAATAATATAGGTGTTTTTGCTGGTGTATCTTATACTGCTGCAGATGGCTCTTACGTCTATTCACAGTACTGGCCATCAGGAACAGTTGCAACTGATATAATTGCATATGTTTATGATGATCCATATACAGTATTTAAAGTTCAATCTGCAGGAACTATAGCTCAAACTAATATCGGTAATTGTGCTGATTTAGTGGCAGGTGCAGGTTCCACAACCACAGGCAAGTCTGGTTTTGAATCATCAGGAACAATGGCAGCTGGTACAGCAACAGTCAAAATTCTTGGTTTGTATGAAACAGCAGATAATGCTATGGGTGCAAATGCAATAATAGAAGTACTTATCAATGAGCATCTGCTCAAAGATAATGCTGGAATATAGGGAGATTTAAACAATGGCTATGAATAGAGCACAATTTGCAAAAATGCTTGAGCCGGGATTGAACACCCTTTTCGGCTTAGAGTACGACAGTTATCCACCAGAGTATGCTGCAGTCTTTGAAAGCAATACTTCTCAAAAAGCATTTGAGGAAGATGTATTGTTAACAGGCTTCGGTCTTGCTCCTACAAAAGATGAAGGTTCTGGGGTTTCCTATGATTCTGCATCCCAACAGTGGACAGCACGATACCAACACGAAACTATTGCTTTAGCTTTCTCTGTTACAGAAGAAGCTGAGGAAGATGGTCTTTATGGCTCAATAGCTTCTCGTTATACTAAGGCATTAGCT